CATGGAAGAGGATGTCTCCCCTTATTTCTAGGGGGTTTCATCGGTCTTATCTTCGACCGTTCGACTGGGCTGCTTCTCGATAACCCATCGGTGGATGCGATCTTTGCTGTTAGGCAGGTAACACTGCTTTGCAGTAAAGTAGCTATGACATGCACGCCAAAGCGTGTCAAATCAGCCATCGATCAGTATATCGAGTGTGAGAAGGAGGTGAAAAGTTGTGATAGACTACTCAGTTCTTCTTCCAAGAAGGACTTTGCAAGAGTATCGCAACTACTTTGGGCTAATGTACTGTCCCATGTGGACAGAACCGTCTATGACGGATCCATTATCCCGAGACACGGTCCTGGTGCCACTGCTGATGGACTTAAGGGAAACCTCAAGTTCACTCAAGCAACATGGCCCTGGCGTTTGGAAGAGTACTTCCCTTCTGGGGAGTTCCTTTTTCCAAATTGGCGTTATTATGACGCCGACCGAGTTCACATCCTCGAACCCGGCGCTGAGATACCTGTCAAGGTTATCACAGTGCCTAAAACGCTCCGAACTCCACGAATCATCGCCATTGAACCTACTGCAATGCAATATGTGCAGCAAGGAATCATGGAGGTACTCGTCGATGCTATTTCCAGTGATGACAATCTGGGAAGCATCGTCGGATTCGACGACCAAGGACCTAATCAGTCCATGGCGCGTAAGGGATCCAGTAATGGATCTCTCGCGACACTAGATCTTAGTGAAGCGTCCGATAGAGTTTCGAATCAGCTTGTACGGATTCTACTGAAGAACCATCCTCACCTTGCGAAAGGTGTTGATGGGTGTAGAAGCCGGAAGGCTAATGTGCCTGGCTATGGCGTTCAACGTCTAGCCAAGTTCGCGTCTATGGGTTCAGCGCTAACCTTTCCTATGGAAGCAATGATCTTTACGGTCATTATCTTCATGGGAATAGAGAATGCGCTAAGCCGCCCTTTAACCTTTAAAGACATTAAGTCATTTAAAGGGAAGGTGCGCGTCTACGGTGACGATATTATCGTGCCCGTAGAATTTACGCATCACGTCGTTGAGATGCTCGAAACTTTTGGGTTTCGGGTTAATCTCAGCAAGTCTTTCTGGACTGGCAAGTTCAGAGAGTCTTGCGGTAAGGAGTATTATGATGGCGAAGATGTTTCCATCGTTCGCATCAGACAAGATCTCCCTACACGACGTGGGGACGTTCTGGAGATTATATCGACAGTAAGTCTCAGAAACCAAATGTACTATCGTGGTTTATGGGATGTAGCTGCCGTTCTGGATCAGTGGTTGGGGAGGATAATCCCTTTCCCGACTGTACTTCCAGAATCTCCGGTGTTAGGCAGGAACAGTTACCTGGGCTTTGCCCAAGAGAGACTGCACCCTCATCTCCACAGCCCTCTTGTCAAGGGTTATGTGGTTAGGAGCATCATCCCTATACGAAAGTGTAGTGATGGTGATGCCTTGCTCAAGTTCTTCCTTAAACGCGGCGATTTGCCTTTCGCCGACAGGGAGAGCTATGAACGTTCCGGACGACCCTCAGCCGTCGACATCAAGCTGAGGTGGGCTTCGGCCATCTAAGAGCATTGTTACTGATGCTCTGAAATGGAAGAAGACCAGGGCCTAACACGATTAGTGTTAGGGCGTGGATAACCACGCTGAGGAGAACTTAGTGTCTCCTCCCAGAGGAGACATAAGTATTCTCTGGGGAGATGCACGGATCAAAGGGGAAACCCTTTGATCTGGCAGTG